CGCATTGATGAACGGCTTGAACGCCCCATAAAACCCCGCCTCTATGTTGGCAAGAGCGGACCTTACCTCGCTCATGATGCCTCCGCCCTGCTGCGCGACACGATTCCTGTCGTCAATCTGCGCCTGGAGCGGACTGTTTGCCGCATTCCGTTGCTGCTCAATCTGAGCCAGACGGGTCAACTCGTCCACGCCAGAGACGGCAGCGTTGTCCGGGTTGGAAGCCCAGCCGGCGGTGCGCGGTGCGTTCTGCACGAACTGCGGGTAGTCGATGGAGTTCGCATCGGCCCCTTGCTGGAGCTGCTTCTGGTAGTTCTGCGCCATCTGTGGCGCGACGCCCGTCCGCTTCTGGAGATCGAGCAGTTTGGCGTAAGCATCCGGATCCTGCGTGGTGCCGTAGGCTACCGACTGCTGGAGGTTCTGGACGGCGCTGGACGGCGGAGCGAACGCACGCTGAATGGCAGAATCGACAGACTGCTCTCCCGGATCGGCACTCTGTGCTCCATCCGGGGAGAAACTCGTCATCTGAGCAATCTGATCAAGAGACAGCAACTGTTGTTTCTTCGGCATCGTTCCCCTTTAGTGGCCGTCCATTTCGCGCCACGCCTTCGCTATGTTCACCATCGTCGGAGCGTGGCCGGCCCTGAGCAACCCCGCCACGATGGTGTCATGCTGGTCGGGGGTTATGTGACTCAACGGGACTCCCGGCTGGCCATCGCCCGTGTTGACGTAGGCGTTCTGCGCCTGCTGAGGCGTCAGGTTGACATAGTTCACGGGCTTGTCGTTCGAGTAGTTGCTGTTCGATTGATACCACGCTGGCTGGTGAACCATCACCTGGTTGTTGATCAGGTAATCGTTCAGCAACTGCTGGCGGTCGCCAGCGGTGAGCGGGGCTTTCTTCGCCGCCTGCCCATCGTTGAAGATCTTCTGGACATCGGTCTGGATTTGCAGGTAGCGCTGCTGACTGGCCAGCTTCTGATGCGCTTGCTGTCCTTCCGTGTTGAACAGGCTTTGAAGCCCCGCCTGCGTCAGTGCAGACTGCATCTGCATGTGGTCGATGGTCGCTTCTTTCGGATCGCGAGTCGTTACACTTCTTGCGGCCTCAATGAGTTGCTGAGGGGTAAGGTACTTGCCCAGCGACGTCACGTCGTCCATGGTTGCCAGCGGGTGTGTGGCAAGCCAGAACTGAGCGCCAACCTGATTCGGCAAGTTCGCGGTGGTCTGCGCGACGAGACGAGCGTTCTGATCCTCCCGCGCCTCTGTAACCTGCCGGCGCCGCTGCTCGACCTCAATCTCTTTGAGCTGGTACTGCTGCTCCGCGGGAAGGGAGTGATAGAGAGCCGGGTCGATGCTGGAGACGCTGGGTATCCCGCCGTTCTTGATTGCGGGCGCGTAAAACTGCTGCTGCGCGTCCTGGAAGGTCTGCTGTGCGTTCTTGGCCACCATGGCTTGGTTGTGACGCACAATGCCTTCCATCTCGCCCGTTCCCTCACGTTGCTGGTCGGGATTCATCTCGCGATCGCTGAAGAGCTGAATAGCATCCGTCAGATCCTTCTCTTCGATGATCGACTGCGTCTGAACCGCGGGGAGCCCGGCGTGCGTGGGGTCCATGGCGTTGCCGTTCTTGTCGGCAAGCTGCCATAGGACAGAGGCGTTCTTCTGGTCTCCCGCATCGCCGCTGGTGCCGATCTGCTGGCCCATCTTCACCGTGTCGCCAGCCTTCACGTTGAAGGTAGACATGCCGGTGAGTGTCGACGTGGACCCGTCCGAGTGCTGAATCGAGACGAAGGGCACATCGTCATCATTCTTCCCCGCAGCGGTAACCGTACCGCTGCCCGGTGCCTGCACGGGCTGCCCCTGCGGAACGGTGATATGGACGCCCTCGGCGTCTTCGTCGTAGGGGGAATTGGTGAACCCAGCGCCCTTCACCGGACCCTGGTAATCGTCGGGCCCTTCGGCGCCGGTTCCCGCCTGTGGGTGATTCTTCCGGTAGGCATCCGTGAAAGCCTGGTTCATGTCGTCGGTCAGGTTCTTCGGCACAACGTAGGATTTGACCGCGCTGGCCATCGCAACCTCATCGCGGGCGTCGATGTATCCTTTGGCCTTCATGTCATCGAAGAAACCCTGCACGTCGGCGGCCGGAGCCTGCGCGGTGATCATCTGCGCGAGTGCGGTCTTGGCAGTCGTGCTGCGCGCCTGAAGCAGAGCGTACTGGTTGATCGGCGTGGTGGGGTCGTCTGTGCCGACCTTCTGCTTCTGGCCGGCGAGGATCTCCTGGTCTCGCACCTGAGAGAACGTGTTGAAGTCACCGGTCGGGTTGCCGTCTGCGTCCGTCTGGTTCCAGCTCTTCCAGGCATTCGAAGCCATCAGCCCGGACATCGTGGCCCGATCATCGGCCGCCTGCGTGGCGTATGCCGTACCCTGCTGGAAGCGATGATCCGCCATGACCGCGCCCATCGACGTCAGGTGCTGCGTGGTCACGCGGTTGTACATCATCTTCTGGAAGTTGTTGTCCAGGCCGTCCATCCCCTGCGCCTTGATCTTCGCAAGTGCGGCCGTCGCGTCGCCGTACCCGTCGAGAGCGCCCTGGCCGCGGGTGTTCAGGTAGCCTGGATTATCGGCCGTGCCATCGCCGTGAATCACCTGCATGGACCGCTGAAGGAACTGCGTCACAGCCGCCTTGGTCTTGGCGTCGTCGAGCTGGTACTGAATGCGCTCGCCGATGTTGTTGACCGTGTCGCCGACCTTGAGAGCCGCTTCTCCCATCTGCTGCTGCTGTTGAGGCGCAGCATTCCGCATGGGGTCCAGGTTGCCGGCGGTGAGGGCGGTCGTTGGGTTCGGGTCCTGCGCCACGCTGGGCGCGAAAGTGTCAGGCATCTGTGCCATTAGTTGAACCCTCCCACGGATACGGGCATATATCCGCCGTTCGCCAGGTACATTTTCATGCGCTGGCTGTTGTTCCACTGCGAAGCCACGCTGCTTGCGCTGGTGAGCAGGCTTGAGAGGCCGGCACTAAACGGGCTGACGCTGCTTGCGCTGCGGTTCATGTTGGCGGCCGAGACGCTGTCCAGGTTCGCCTGGTTGGTGTAGTTGGTCGACTGCACCCGTGCCGCCGAGGCTGCGCGCACCGCGTTGGAGTTGATGTTGTAGACGTTGACGTCTTTGACGATGTCCATGCTTCCGGCCACGTCAGCCGTTGTCCCCACGCCACCCCGCAGACCGCGCGCCGCCATGTTGGCCACGGCCGCCGATTTCTGCTGACCCGCCTGCATGGTGTAGTTGAAGATCTGCGACTGGCCGGCCTTGATGTCCGATTCGGCTTGGTACTCAGACTGCCGGGCGTTGATCGCGGCCATGTCGGACTGATACTGCATGTTCACGGCCTGCGACTTCATCTGGTACTGCGAGGACTTCGCCTGCTCGTAGCTGCCGATCGCGCTATTGATGCCGCCCAGGATCGTGGTGAGCATGGAAAGGTTGCCCACTGTCATAAGGCTCGACCCGGGGCTCGTTGGAGCGCTGGGCGTCCCATCTGACCCGATTGGGTTCATGGGACTGCCGAGGGCATAGCTGTCATCGCTCACGAACGGGATGCTGCCAGTCAGAAGAGTGCTGTTGAATCCCATCCCTAGCCTCCTATTGCCACTTCAGCGGTTAGCCCCACCAGCGTCAGCGGGAGAGGGTTCGACTGGCTAATGGTGAGAGTTCCATCCGGCCCCCACGAGGGCTGGATGACGATCTCGATCTCTTTGGTCATGGGCGCCGGTGGCGCGCCGAATGCTTCCGTCGTGCGCTGCTTGTATTCGGTAAGAGTTCCACCGGTGGGGCCGGCGAAGACTGAGCCTGAGACGTAAACCTTGATCCACACCTTGTTGACGTTCTTCTGGCGTCCTTGTCCGCTGCCGTCGACCTGAAGCGCGATGGGGAGCGTGTCGATCTCTGCCGTGTAGGGCAGCCCAACCTGGACCACCACTCCGGGCCGTTGGAGGGTTATCTGGCCGGCGGCCGAGACGACACACTGAGGCTGCACCGCACCATCCACCAGAACGCTCACGGTTTGCCCCACCAGCCACGTCAGGCCCGCAATGGTCGGCCGCGCCCACGCCCAAGAAGCCGCCGGCGCTCCTTGCAGGTCAGCCTCAAGCACCTTATCGACCACGCCAGTGACAACCGTTGGGCTGGTATAGGCCTGAATTGTAAAGCGGTAGAGAGTCACGCCATCCGAACCAGTGAAAACGATCACGCTTCCGGGGTCGGTGTTGGCGAACGCGTCCGCGGATGCTGTTACTGTGAGCGTATCGGCCGGGCCCCAGGTCGACCCGCCGCTCACCGTCATCGTGGTCGCGGTGGTGTTCGTCCCGTCGAACGTTGCCCCGCAATCGACATAGAAGGCGTTCTGCGAGGCCCCATAGAGGCGCGATCCCATGCGCTCGATGCAATTGACGGTTGCCCCGTTGATCTGCCGGGTGATGATGGCGTAGAGGTGGTCCTCGGCACCCTCGGCGACCACGGCGATGCTCTGGAATGCCCCGGCCGTGGTGTGGTGATGCCACGCTCCAACCTGCTCCTCGGGGATGTAGGTGAATCCGATGAGATTCCCGCTTGAACTGACGAACCACACCGTCTGCCAGGGGCTTTTCATGAACGCCTGGTCGACAATGGAGAATCCATCGAACAGGTGGGCGGCTCGCAGCGAGACATCGCCGGTCACATACCCGCCGATCTGCCACTGATATCCCATCTCGCGCACATGGCCGCCCCGGGCCGCGCAGAAGATCATCGCGTTGTTTACGACTGAGGGGGACACGTTTGAAGCGCCAATGTAGCTCTGCGGGCGTGCGCAGATGGTGCTGGGCGTGATGGTATCCGAACTGGTTGGGCTCGCGCTGATCTCGCACGAGCTGGTCAGCAGGATCAACTGGAGCAAAGGAACGGCGTGAAGGATGGTCGACATCTCGCGGGTTGCGATTGCGATCGCGATGCGGTCGGTGTCCTGGATCGGCAAGCTGTAGCTCATGTCCGATTCGGTGCCAGTCTTTGTCAGCCAGAGGTTTTGAGGGTTGTTCGCTGTGCCACCGAAGATGCGTCTCTGCTGGTAGTACGAGACCGCCCCCGGGTAGTCGTTTGAACTCCCAAACACCGGGTCACAGATGTCGGGCGTGATCGACATATCCGGGGCAATGTTGGTGTCCGCAAACGTGAGGGACGGTGTGTCCCCGATGTAGCCATAGAGGCCGTTCTCCTTTTTGTAGATGTAGTAGGTATACGCGCCCGGCACCGCGTCCCAGGCCAGGGTGTTGTAGCTCCCGGTCACGTAAAGATTGTTGAGAACGGAGACTTCTGCGGAGATAGCGGACTGCTGAATCCCGTCCGAGGCCATTGCCGTTACTACATAGGTGCGCGTGATGTCGACGATCTGGGTGCCGTACTGCATCGTGTCGTCGACAGCGATTCTCGTATCTCCAGACTCAACCGGGTTTCCGCTGTAGTCCATCAGGTATAGTTCATTGTCGATGAGGTTCCCGTTAGAGTCGCTGGGTACTGACGAGACCATCAGGAAGTTCCCCGTGTTTGTTCCGTTCTGGACATAAACCCCATCGCCCATGGCCAGTGAATGATTTGCAACCGTGGTGATGAGCGCCCCGTTGTTTCCCGCAGTGATGCTGGAAATCACCGCCTTATATCCCAGAGTGGGAGTGACGGCGACACCGGTCGGTGCGCTCAATGTCTGCCCGAACACAATCGGAGCGAACTTCCACTGCGTGGCTCCCAAACGGCTCAGTTCCGAAGGCGCATAGTTCGGGTGCACCAGCGTCATCACGTCCGCGGACTGGACGAAATGGATATTCATCAGGTCGGCGGCCGCGTAGTTGTTCGGGATTTCATAGCACGACGAGCGAAGCGGATACCAGTACTGTGCCCAGTTGGGGATTGCCCCAAAGGTATCCGCGGCAATGCAGCAATAAACGCTCCCATTGTAGGTGACCAGATTGCCGTATGTGTAGAACGGGTAGCAGAAGATCGTGTAGGCGGTGGACCCGCTCCCGGGAATCTGATCGCCGCCCGCGGTCGCCGAGAGGGTGAAGGTGTTGGCGTCAACCACAGTGATGTAATAGGTGACGTATTCGGTCAACCACGGGGGGAAGTTGGCCGATGGGGTCCCCGGGGGAATAAAAAATCGCACTGGGTCGCCGGTTGAGAGCCCGTGATTCGCCAGCGTCACGAGGCTCGGCGACGCCGGGCTGACGGTCACGGACCCCCCTGTCCCGAGCCACGCGTTTGGACTCCCAGCCTGGAGGGTCTGCCCCTGCGTGTGGAACCTGAAATATCCGGGTCCGATCTCGATGACCATGGTCTGGGTCGTCGAGTAAGTGAACGGGATGAGGCGCGCGGGGCCGTTGTTCTTCGTGGTTGCGACAAACGAGAAGCCGGGCCGCTTCTCGGTGGGACCCAAGGCGGTCGCGATCATATTCTCAATCGAGGCCGCACCGTTCTGGAACTTGGCGTCGTCGATGCGGCCGTACATCTCCGGAGAGAGTTCGCCGCCTACAAAGGATCCTCGGAATGTGCGCGTATTCGCCATCGATTACCTTCCCGCCATCCAGGGGACGCGTTGCTGTAGTTCAATGCGGCGCTGGTTCGCATCGGAGGTGGCCGCCGCACCGGTGTAGGACTGAGCCTTCTGCTCCATCGCGCCCGATACCTGTATGCCCACATCTCCCTTGATGAGAGGGCCGGCCAGCATCGACGCGAGCAGATAGGAAAGGGCCAGAACAAACGTAGGGCTGAACTGGTTGGGATCTTCGACCTGAACCGTGTAGCGAAGCACCGCATCCCATACGTTCGTCAGGATGATCTGCGAACCGTCTTCCTGCGTCTCCATCGAATAGGGCTGCGGGGTGTAGATATTGTCGGCCGGGTTGGGGCAATCCTGCGCGGGGTGGAACCATTCGTTCCGGTCGCTCGAGTGCTGCGAATAGTCGTCGCGCGCATAAGGAGGAAGCACGCTGATCGCGTTGATCATGCCTGTGGGCACGGCGTAAGCGTGGCGCCAGGTGGTGCTGGGGTTTGCAATCTCGGCCAGCCCTGCGCGGAAGGTGCTGAAGTTCCAGTTCGACTTCTCGAGCAGCGCGGAGAGCGCGATCGGATAGAACCGAGAACAGAATCCAGCCTGTACAGACCCGTCAGGCGGGAAAACGGATTGAACGTCGGCAACGTCGCCGATGTGGCTCAGTGCCAGGTTGCAGATGCCCACGACGCTCGGCATGGTCGCCTCTCATAAACGAAGGGACCGAAGCTGATTGACTTCGGCCCCTCTGGTTGCAGGCTAGGCGGCTATTCCTCATCCTGTCTGGTTTTGGCCTGTTTGCCGAGCTTCGCTTTCTCAGCCGGGTCAACAGGTTCGATGTGCTCGTAAAGAGGGCCGGTGTGTTTAAACTCCTCGCCCTCCTTACGGTAGCCGTTGCGGTAGTGGTTGCAGAGCGAACGAACCAACATCGTCTACTCCTTAGCTGACCGTGAAGCCAGACGGACGCTGGATGTTGCGCTGGATGGTGTTGGAGATGTACGCGTCGAACGCGCCTGCGGTGAGGACGGCAGTTCCGATGCGGAAGACAATGCGCCAGTAGCGCTGCGTGCCGACCGGGGACTGTGCCTGAAGCAGGGGGAGCCCCTTGGTCACAGCAGCGTAAGCATTCACGGCACCGAGCAAACGATCGGTCCAGGTCGCGTTATCGGGAGCGTCCTGAAGAACAGCCTGAATAGTGGCGCCGCCGCCAGAGGTCGGGACGGTATTGCAGATGACGTTGACCCACAGGTTTTCACCGGTCAGCGCGGCTTCCGATTCCTGCGCGTTGCCGGCGGCCGAGCCGGTGTCGTAGACGTTGGTGGAGGGTGTGTCGCCGATAGCCGTCGGAGTCTGGGCTGCAGCGAGTACGAGTTCAGAATCGAGCATTCCCATTGTTCTTCTCGCTTCCTTGTGGAGGAGTTTTTCAGGCTCCCCCACGGTTAAGGATTTCTGCTGCAGCCTACTAGCTGACCGCGGTCTCCGTGAGGAGCAACTGGTCGACGGTCCTCACAGGGATGCCCTGGAACTTCAGGACGCCACCGGTGATGCCGGTACCCGATCCAGCCACGCTGCCTGCCGTCACGGTGCCGTACTGGTTCACGGCCTCGCTGAAGGAGAGGGCATTCTGCGACTTGTCGAGAGCGCCGATGCTCAACATCTCCTTGACGGAGCGGTTGGCATAGAACGCGCAGCGGCTCATACCCTGCGAGGGGATGCGCGCCAGCGCGCGGATCATCAGTTTGTTCAGCCAGGTCGCGGCGGTGACCGCCTGGGTGTTGGCCTGGTTGATCATGTCGGGCACGCTGATGTTGGCAATGCGCACCGCGTAGCGCCAATCCTTCACATGCAGGCCGTACTTCCACTGCCACAGCTCGCCATAGGCGCGGAAACGGTTGTTGCTGGAGTCAAAGGCGTCGATCACGCCCAGATCCTCCTGGGTCAAGCCGGCCTTCGAACCCTTGGGGTAAATGCCGGTGACGGTGTTCTCGCCCCAACCGACCAGCCACACGCTGGTGTTGTTGTTGCCGGCGCCCCCGGCGTTGATGATGTTGGCAGCCGACTGACCCTCGAGCGAGTTGTAGCGCGGGGTGAAGCCGAGGATGCCATCCTTGTTCTGGCTCGTGTCGCCGTAGAAGACCTGCTGGGCCATCTGCTCGTTCATGGCCTCGACAAAGCCCAGAGCTTCCGACATGCGGAAGGCGGCCGTGTTGCCGTTCAGATCAGCCAGGTCCTTGTCGATTTCGTTGCGGCCTTCCTGCATGGCGCAAACGTCTTCGATGGTGGCGCGGCCGGACTTGCTGGTCGCAACACCCTTGTAGAACTGGCGCAGCGTGACGGTCGGGAGAGCCGTGCGGACCACGCCCTTGTGGCCGGTCGGCAGGTTGCCCTCGATGAAGTTCATGTCATAGATGATTTCGTTGGACTGGTTCAGCAACTCGGCCAATACGGCAACTTTGCCGTCCGGGCCGAAAGACTTGGCGATATCGACCAGTGTGTTGTGGCCGCTATTCAGCGGAAGGGTCGGCATTTCTTACCTCTTTCCTTGGCTACGCGGTTTTGTCGTAAAGGACTTGTGCGGCAGTTGTCGACCTTCCAGCAGGTGCCGCACCAGTAACGAACTTGTCCTCACTGATTGCCTTGCCGATTCTGTAGAACGCCCGGATGACTTCCGGGTGATTTCCAAGGCCGGTCGATCCCAGCAGTTTGCTCAGTTCAGGCGACCCGAACGTGTCGAGCGCCTTCTTGGCGACGCCAAGGTTTTCGTTGAGCGCATCGCCGCCGAACTCCTTGTCCGACGTCGAAGCATTCAACCACTCCTGGTTGATCGCCTTCACCTGCTCGGTTTGTCGCTCCGCAATCTTGGGAGACATTGAATCGAGCAGCTTCTGTGCCGCGTCCTGGGTGAGATTGGCTTCACGAGCGGAGGCCTCGAATGCGGTGAGAATGTTGGAGTCGTAGGCCTTCCCTTCGGGAGCCTTGAACTC